TGCCTAAGGGCATTGATGATAAAAATTCAAAAGCAGCACAGGCACTTGCACTGATTGAGCGAATTTTCGCCGCAGACAAGGGCTTTGAAGGTCTGCCCGAAAACGAAAATCGCATAAAAGTGATTCAGCCATTGCTTGACGAATACTGGAAATTGCTTGAAACAATAGACACACCGAAAGGCTCGGGGATTTACAAGGCTGTGCTGTATTCGATAAACCAGAAAAAACAGTTGAACAATGTGCTTCTTGACAGCAGAATTGAGCTTACGAATAACCTTGCGGAAAGAGCGATAAAGCCATTTGTTGTAGGAAGAAAGAACTGGTTGTTTTCGGATACGGATAAGGGCGCGGACGCCAGTGCAAGGTGCTATTCCATCATCGAATCCGCAAAGGCAAATAATCTTAACGTTTTCGGATATCTGACGCACTTACTGACGGAATTGCCGAAGCTTGGAATGGAACCGACAACGGAACAGCTTGATGAACTGCTGCCGTGGGCGACCACACTTCCTGATTATTGCAGAATGGAGAAATGAGATGGCGAAAAGGAAATACGGCAAAAATATAGCATTCATGATGGAATTTGTGAGAAAATTCATTGATGAAGAGTTAAGCAGATTTGATATTACTTGTGATTTTAATCATCACATTATTCAGCGTTACGATGATATGTATGATGAAAACCCTGAAATTGCTGAAATCATCGGCAGGGATATGGGTGATATTATCGATAACAGCGATCATTTAACCGATGATGAACTCAGAGATGCTTTATGTTCCCTTATGATTTGGTTATAGATATTATCAACGGCAAGGCCTGGTGACCTTGCCGTTTGGCTTTTTGTAAAGACACGGGATTATTTGGCGGGTACTAAAAATAGCCCGGATTTCTCCGAGCATAAGAAAAGCACCTACCATTTCTGATAGATGCTTCGTTTTATATGTTTTTAATTGTCCAAAGAAGATATCTTGTTCTGAATTTTCTCTGTTAATGTTTCGCCCACATTTTTCATAAATTCAATATACACATCTTTATTCCATAACTCATTTCCGATATCTGTATTGTATTCTTGAAAAAGCAACGGGAGAATTTCTAAATAAACTGTCAAATACAGTTTAGCAGTTTTTTGTTCTGGAACTTCTTCCTGTTCAAAGCTACCACTGTAATCATCTAATAAAGCATTTACAGTACCTTTTTGCAGAGCCAAGCTTATATTGGAATGACCAGTATAGTTTAAATCTAACTTAACTTGATTTAGGTTGCTGCTTTCCAATAAAAACGACAATGTACTAATAATGTTCATTACCGTTTCTCCGCTTGCTGAAACCTTAGTCTGCATATCCTCTGTGTCGCCTTTAAACCCTTTAATTGCATCAAGTTTTAATGACTTTTCATCTGGTGCTATCTCAATATTATAGTTTGAATTATACACCCTGTAAATAAGCCAAATGAAAAAATCATTGGAAAAGTCAAAAGAATTTCTTTCTATTTCATTTTTTTGCTATATGAAAGTAATCGTCGCAGTAACTTTTGAGCAGAAGAATTCTGGTCAATAATATAGTTTATGCCAGAACCTGTAGTATAGGTAATTATAAACCCTTCACGTTTTACAACTCGGTCTTCAACATATACATCCCCTGCAGTTGTCTGATCGTACGAATACTTAATATAGTTGTATTCAACATTTTTACTGTTCAGCAGCATCGTTTGATTTGTTTCAAACGCTTTGCTTAAATTCCAATTATCCCATGTGATGTTAGTAACTTTTTCGTCAGAAATAACATCATCAATAAGGCTATCTATTGCCGTATTTATATTTTCAGATACAGTATCTCGCCATCTTGTAGTTGCAGCCATTATCTTCTCACCGCCTTTAAATGTACATTATTATGTTTGTAAACCAGTCCGAATTTTTTTTTACTAAGTTCGGGTGATAATATCACAGATGTATCCCCATCAACAGGATCTTGAATCATTGCAATCTTAAAGGTTTGACTGCTATCAATAATATCACTATTACCAAATAAACTTTCTAATTTAATACAGTAATTATCCCGATTCACCGTTGCTTCAGGTCTTCTATATGTGCTCTGAATCTCGGCAAATGCAGGCTTTTTTATAATTAAATCGATGTTCTTAAAATGATTTTTTCTTCCTTTTATTTTCACAAGCACATTTGCTTCAGTTAAATCATCATTATTAAATTCTAAAAAAGTATCTGTGCCTACATTGATATTTGTGCCTTGTTGCGATATCACTACCTCTAATTCTGAGATAAATCTATTTTTAATGAAATTTAAGATACCATTTGTAAAAGCATCAATAATGATATCAGCAACTGCAAAATATGCAGTAATGCATATTTCATAAGCGTATTCATCTGGTACAAATGGCAGAAAGCTGAAAATATTTAACTTATTAGCTGCTAAAACACCAATTATGGCACTTAAAATAGGAGCAATAATTTTCCATACTTTTTTTATCATCCGAGCAAGCACCTCTCAACCAATGTGCTTATTCCATTTGATAAATCATCATATGACTCGGCATTAATTCCAAGGATGCCATTAGACTGTATATAGAAATTAGGGGCAAATTTCCCATTGTATTTCCCTTTAATATATACTCTTCTTATGTCAATAGATGATTGTTCTGATAGAAACTTAATCTTATTTATCAAATCACCAAAACAAGCTGGATTGTTTTCAATGTTTCTAAGAAGATTTTTTATTTCATTTTCTAACTCACAATCTTCTTCGGCAAATTCTATTTTATATATTACGAATCCTTTTTTTATTACAGACACCCGCAACAGTTGTATCATAATTTCCGTGGTAACAATCACTTGCCGGTATCCTTCAGATTTACATTTTCGCAGGAAAGTATAGTATTCTACACTATCATCATAGAAAACGCTGTTAATTATTTCTCTATCATTTTCGTTTTTCCAAAATAGTTTAGCTTTCTTGAAAACCATTTCCACACCTCCTTGCGATAATCTTAATATATTATTATATATCTTTTTTTGCATTTTGTCAACCGTTCAGAATTAAAATCTGTCGAAATCCTCCTGCGTAGCAAGTTCCTTATACCCTTTATAATCATCATTCCTGCTCTCTGCGTACATATCGTTGACCATGCCAATGGTGAGTAAATCCAAATCACGGATGGAAAGACCAAGCTGTACGCAGCGGAGCAGAAACAACGGGGTTGTCATTTCGCGGTCAGTTGGACGAAGTTTTTTTTAGAAGAAACTTCCGTCTGTGTGTTCAATCCCCAAAGCTGAATCAACTGGGGAAGAACCTGGTAGATGGAGAATGTATTAAAACCATCCAGCCAATCTTCAGGAGAATCCGGAATAGACGGGTCTGCGTGTTTGGCCATGATATAGGCAATATTCTCAAACATCTCAAGAGAGAACATATCCAGATTGGAATTCTCCTCCGTTCCGTCACCGACTGATTTCTCCAGGGAACGCAGGTCTTTGTAAATATCACGATGGAACTTCATGCGATAAATACGGGGAATGGCAGCAGATGCCTTGAATGGCACCTGCTTACCGTCAATCTCAATATTCTGTTTCATGCTCATGGCTTATACCTCCTTTGTAGCCGTGGTTGTTTTAGTGGCTGTCGTTGTATTTGTGCTTACTGTTTTAGCTGCACTTGCTAAACTTTGTACCTCCGGCACTGCTTCTGCAGAAGTCGGAAGATACACAGCCTCATACCACTTCTGATATACCGCATCAGTAGTGGAATCTCCGGTTTTGGCTTTTACATAACCGTTTGCCATCGGAGTGGCTTTCAGAGCAAGGGTTTCTGTCTTAACTTCAATCTCGTCTTCGTTGGTCTGAGATTCGATGCTCGGACGGCTTGCCGCACAGTTATACAGCACATGACGGATTTTCTTAACGTCACCGTCAAACTCAAAAAGCAATGCAAAATTAGCAGTTTCCATATTTGCGTTTTCCACCAGTACCTGGTTGCTGTCCAGTTCCTCTTTCAGCACATCGGTTCGGAAACTCTCCAGCACCATTGCGAGTTCCAGATCACCGTCATAACCCATGTTATTGGAAATGGTGTAATAGGCATAGCCGTCAGCATAGAAGTTGGACGGCTCACCATTTGCATCCAATGACAGAGAAACCGCACCCGGCATAGCAACTGGTGTTCCAAAGGTTACCGTGCCGTCCTCGGCAAGTGACTGCAAGGCATAATGCACATTGCAGATATTGAATTTTACTTTATTCTTCTTAAGGCTCATTTTGTACCCTCCTGTTCAAATTGATATAGGACTTCATACAGCTTCTCGCTGTCAATCCACGTTTCGGACTTTGCATAGAAGATGCCGTACCTGTCCAGCACATCCTCCACTTTCTGTTCTGCCGACAAGTCCTTGGTGTCGGTGTACAGTTCGATGTTTACTTCGTTTATCTTGTAATACGCCTTTCCGTCCGCAGCGAAGTTGTCACTGCCGGGGAGAAGATAACAGATAAACGGAGGGTCAGGCGATTCTCCTTCTGCAAAGTGGTCATACGCAAAAGGAATCCCTATGGCATTCATGATTTCGAGCAGTTTATCCATCTCTCAGACTCCTTTCGATTTCTTCCTCCAGTTGACGGACTGCCTTTTCCTCTGCCGGAGCAATATGGCTTTTGCCTGCCACTCGTCCGCCGCCACGCTTGGCATGACCATGTTCCAGAAGATGCGCCAGCTGATAACGGTTCTTGGAATGCACAATCAGCTGTATAGAGTCAGAGGACTCTTTTTCCTTTTTTACCGTCCAGCTTTTCGCATAGGTCCCCGTATCAGACGGAGCATTTTGCTGTATTTCCTTGCGTACAGATGACCCGGCTTTCTTGACTGCCTTTTTCATATCATCTGCCGCAAGGTCAGCATATTCTTTCAAACCGTCCATAATGGCGGATGCCAACTGGTCGGTTCTGATTCTGTCACTTGCCATATTACCGCCTCACTTTCTGGCATTTCACCTTTATGGATTTGCGTTTGAAGTTCATATGGTCAATGGATAAGATGTTGTAAATCTCTCCACCAAACAGCACTCGGAACTCCGTGTTATTCAGTTCCGACACATTTCGACAATTTCTGACTGTAAAGCTGATATCAGAATCATCTACAACCGTTCCTGCCGCTGATGCTTCTTTTCCACCCTCACCGCTGACTGTGGCATGACAGGAATAAAAATTCGTCCATTCGTTTTTATGGTTGCCTATGGCATCCACCACCACAGCATTTTTCTGAAATGTGATACTCACGTTCAAAAGTGCAATGTCCATCAGAATCCCTCCCGTCTACTGCCAAAGAGCAAGGCTCGAAGGGTAATCATCAGTGCATGATGGTCGGCATCCTCACGATGCTCATATAAATATGCCACCGTGTATAAAACCGCCGTCTTTGCATTCGGCTCACTTTTGAGCGCATTGGCATCCTCGGTTCGCATAATATCCATGCAGATTTTCTCTGCACTGGACATCAAATATTCGATAAGGGAATCATCGTCCGGGAAGTCTACTCGCAGGTACTGCTTCATTTCATCCAAAGATACAATCATATCTATCACCACCTCTCGTCCTCATAAACTCCATATCATCCGTTTCCGTGCAGGCACGAAAACTACTTCATTCCGTTATTCGTCCTCTCCCCAAAAAGTCTGTCGACTTTCCGTGAACCCCAGACAAATAAGCAGTGCCGCCCCAACGGACGGCACCACGGTTATCTCTTATTTGCTTGCAGTCTTAGCCACGACAGCCTTTTCCGTACCACCGAACTTAAGAATCTGCACAGCTTCCGGCAGAATCAGCTTGCCGTCCACACGCTCTTTCGCCACATATCCAATCATGCCGTTGCCAGCGAACAGTTCCACGAGCTGCTTGAAGGAACGGGTACCACGGTCACCGATGTTGTAGTAGCTGTAGTCACCAAAAGCGATGGCATCTGCAGGTGCAAACTGAGAAGTATGCACAGGATAGCCAAGCAGCTTATCCGGCTCACCCTGCTGAAGGGAAGGCTGCCACATATAGGCACCGTTATTGTCCTTAAAGGTACGAATCACTGCAACGGTCTGGTCATTCACGATGAAGGACGCATCCTTGCGGTAGCCCCTCTTCAAAGCATAAATCAGATTGATTATATCGTCCGCAGTAAGGGTAGTGACAGTCTTTGCAACTGTGCCGCCGCCAGTTTCTGCAAACAGACCCAAAGGCTGCCCCACACCGGAACCGTTGAGGAATGCGTCCTCTTCTGCATTACCCAGTGCCTTGCCGAACTCATCAATGATGTAATTCTCAAGACCGAATGCGTTGTCATACAGAAGTTCCTCGGTTACCTTGATGGCAACGTGCAGCTTGTGGGCATCCAAGAGGATCTGGTCGAAGGTCGCATCACCAAAGGTAAGCGCGCCGCCTTCCTCAATCCATGCAGCCGCAGGCTTGGTAGCCGCGATATTGATTTTATGCTCACCGCTGGTAGTGATAACGTGAGCAAGGGTACGCATGATATTTGCGCCCTCCAACTTCTGAATCAGGCGGTGGTCATATTCCTCCGGCACAAGGTAGCCGCCGTCAGCATCCACACCTTCCTGCAGAACATTGGACACCTGCTTGAAGTTGGAGCGGAGTGCCTTGAGCATACCCTCGCGGTATTCATCAGATGCACGGCCGTTCTTAGGCTTTTCCTTGCTGTCAGCCGTCATAGGTTTTGCGACAATCGGAGTGTTCACAGGCTTATTGAGTTCATTCTCCATAGCCTCCATCTGCTCCATGCGTTCAATCTCCGCACTGTAGTCCTTGATTTTCTTTTCCATGTCGGCATAGGCTGCGGCATCCTCCGCAGAAAGCAGACCGTCCTTATCACGCTTGCTGTCCACAAACGCTTTTGCACCCTGCCATGCCTTGTTTCTTGCTTCTCTCAGTTCCAAAATAGTCATAATCTATTACCTCCAATTTTTCATTAAGTTCAGTCGCTCCATAAGGGAATCGGCTGTGGTTTGTTTGGTTTCTGATTTTGTTTTCTGTGAAATCCTGCACTTTGCGGACAATTTATCCATCAAGGAATTTGTGACCGCCGCACGGGAAAACACCATGCTGACCTGTGGGGTTTCCACTGCATCGGATACGCTCCTTTGCATGATTTCATCTGCAAATCCCATCTCCACGGCACTGTTCGCATCCATCCAAGTTTCCGCATCCATAAGGTGCGACAGCTTGGCACGGGACAGTCCCGTTTTGATTTCATAGGCATTGATGATGGACTCCTTTACCTCGGAGAGCATATTGATGGCTTTCTCCATCTCTGCTGTATCTCCGAAAGCGATGGTCGCAGGATTGTGAATCATCATCATGGATACAGGCGATACCTGTACCTTTGTGCCTGCCATTGCAATGACACTCGCTGCCGATGCTGCAATGCCGTCAATCTTGACTGTGACACTGCCTTTGTAATCCATCAGCATATTGTAGATTTGGGCGGCCGCCACGCAGTCTCCGCCGGGAGAGTTAATCCACACGGTAATATCACCGCTGCCGGAAAGCAGCTCTTCCTTGAAAAGCTGTGGTGTGACATCATCGTCAAACCAGCTTTCCTCTGCGATTGTGCCGTTTAGAAACAGCGTCCTCTCCTGTGTCTGCTCCTGCGTTTCCTGATTGGTCACCGTCCTGTTCTTCCAGTTCCAGAACTTCTTCATCGAAATTTTCCTCCTTTCCGCCTGCCGCAAATATTCCCGCATCCGCAAGCTTTGTCATGTTGCCGTTGATAAGGTATAAGTCACCGCCGTCTTCAGCAGGGATACGGTCAAGGTTCTCAAGTTCACGGATATCATTTGCCGACATCCAGCCGTTCTGCCTTGCTGTGGCATAGCCGTTCATTCGGCTTGCGTAGTCACCGCGGAGCAGTCCGTCCACATTGAACTTGATAAAATAGTCAGCCTTATCGCCCTGTGCAATCAGCACCCTCGCCATTGACTGCTCCCATCGGATGAGCCACGGCTCCAAGGTGTATTTCACAAACTCCAGCGACTGCTGCTCTATATTAGAAAAGCTCGACTTCTCAAGGTCACCCACCATGTGCGGAGGGACTCTGAAAATTCGAGCAATTTCATTGATTTGGAATTTCCTCGTTTCGAGGAACTGTGCTTCATTGGGAGAAATGGAAATCGGTGTGTATTTCATTCCTTCCTCAAGGATTGCCACCTTGTTGGCATTACTGCTGCCGCCGAATCCCTTATTCCAAGATTCACGGACACGCTCTGGGTCTTTTACTGTTCCCGGATATTCAAGCAGACCGCCCGGTGTGGCACCATTGGCAAAGAACTTGGCTCCATATTCCTCACAGGCAATCGCCATACCGATAGCATTCTTCGCCATAGCGATTGGGGAGTAGCCAACCAGACCGTCAAAGCCAAGTCCCGGAATGTGAAGCACATCGGTTGGTTTCAGTCTGACAGTTCCTCCCTTGGTGGTTTTGGCATCATCATTTGAGGTCTGGTATTCATAATAAAGCTGACCCTTATCGTCACGATTTACCGTCATGCGGTTGGGCATCAGCGGATACAGTGCCACCACCTCGCCCTTGCCGTTTCGGATAATCTGTGCATAGCCGTTGCCCCACAGCAAAAGGTGGGTCATTAGGGTTTCACGGAATACGAATGAGGTCATTTCCGGGTTTGGCTCATCGTGCAGAAGGAAGTACAGCGGATTATCCGCAGCCTTTTCCTTACTGCCGTCTGCATCGTATCGGTATAGATGGAGGGGCAGACCTGCCACCGCTTCTGATAGAATCCTCACGCAGGAGTACACCGCTGTCATCTGCATGGCAGAACGCTCATTTACATTCTTGCCGGAGGTACTTCCACCAAGAAAGAATCGGTAAGCACTGCCTGCAGTACTGTTCTTAGGGGCATCTCTCGACCTAAAAAGTCCGCTGAATAATCCCATAATAATCACGCTCCTTTCAAAAATAGGCATAAGAAAAGCACCTACCGTTTCCGATAGATGCTCTCTTGAAATCTGGCATTGAGAATCACAAAACAGGTCAATGTCCTTTATGCTTTTCTCTGCGTTTTTTCTGGTGCAGTTCAAACTGTAATTGCTTTTCTTCCTCTCGCTGTTCACGAGAACGAGACTTGCGTTCCAGCTTTCCTTGCTCCTGCTGAAGTTTCAATGCCTGCTGTGCTTTCGTACCAATACCCGTATCAGCAGTCTGCTTGCGTATCAAACGCTGCATACGCTTGGGATTGATATGTCTGTCAGCAGAAATCTCCGCTTCTATGGATGGACTGAACCTAAGTTTGTCCCAGTTCTTCAACAAAAAATCATACACCTCATAATCTTTTGGCTCTGCTCCGAATGTGATTTTACAGACTTCGTAGCGTCCGTTATCTTCATGTTCATACAAACCAATCCAAAATGGGTCTTCAAAAAGAACTGTTAGTTTAGATACAACCGTACCCATGATGTTTCCCTCCTTTAAGTGTGATACTACAAAGAACGGACAACCAAAGGAGGCAGGTTACTGACAACATTTCTGTTGCTCCCGGACTACCTACCGGGACGTGTTTTTATCTTTGCAAGGATATTATAACACAATTTCTGCATTATTTTATGAACAGAACCAAAATCAAATGAATAAAATCCCGCGGTGGTTATACACGGAATCCCCGGATTCATTCCCACATCGAATGGCTCTGTCCAGTGCCATAATCGAGGCAATGGCACCGTCAATCTTCTCCGTAGATTTCTCTTTATCTGAAATTGTCAATAAAACTTGACACAAAATATTTGAACAGAATCAAGCAGCAATGTTCACGCTTTTATAGAATAGAGCTCTCTTGAGCGCTGGTGGCAGTCCGCCGTTAGAGGTGCATATCCTTCT